GGCGTTTAATTAAGGAGCTAAAAAATGGCTATTTCACGTGCACAACTATTGAAAGAGTTGCTCCCCGGATTGAATGCATTGTTCGGTTTAGAGTACGCTCGCTACGGCGAAGAACACAAAGAAATCTACGAAACAGAGACTTCTGAGCGTTCTTTTGAAGAAGAGACCAAATTGTCAGGATTCTCTGCAGCACCAGTCAAAAACGAAGGCCAAGCCATCGCTTATGACAATGCTCAAGAGGCATGGACAACTCGTTATAACCACGAAACCATTGCTCTTGGTTTTTCAATCACTGAAGAAGCGATTGAAGATAACTTGTATGACAGCCTTGCTGCTCGTTATACAAAGGGCTTGGCTCGTGCGATGGCTTACACCAAACAGGTTAAAGCTGCTGCCGTATTGAACAACGGCTTCAACTCTGCCTATCTTGGTGGTGATGGCTCTCCTTTGTTTGCCACTAACCATTCTTTGGTTAACGGCGGTACAAATGCCAATACGCCCACTACACAAGCTGACTTGAATGAAACCTCTCTTGAGAGCGCAGTTATTCAAATCGCCGCTTGGACAGATGAGCGTGGTCTTTTGATCGCTGCTAAACCCAAGAAGTTGATTGTTCCTCCATCACTCCAGTTCGTTGCAACTCGTTTGCTCGAAACAAAACTGCGTGTTGGTACAAACAACAACGACATCAACGCTATCGAGAATAATGGTTCAATCCCCGAGGGTTACACCATTAATCACTTCTTGACAGACGTTAATGCTTGGTTCTTGACAACAGACGTACCTAATGGTATGAAGCATTTCGAGCGCACCCCCTTGCAAAATAGCATGGACGGTGATTTCGATACAGGTAACGTTCGCTACAAGGCTAGAGAGCGTTATTCATTTGGATGGTCTGATCCCCTCGGTATGTGGGGTTCTTCAGGTTCATTCTGATGAAAAAAGGGGGCTAAAAACCCCCTTTTTTTATTGACCACGTTTAAATTAAATGGTATAAACGTATAACTGGGTGTTTAAACCTTGCCACCACTGCCCCAGCAGATGATGCAACAATCGGCAAGGTATCTTTTGCATAAGGATTTATCATGGCTCGTAGTACATTTGAAGGCCCAATTCTTCAGGGTAACAATCGTTTTGGCGCACTGCGTAACGTAGGTTATGTAGAGAGCGTTCAATCTCTTTATTTTGATTTGACAAATACAACTGCTTACACTGCTGGATACTCCGGTGGTAATCAGCAATTTGTTACATCCAACGGCATTCCTAATGCTCCTGCGACTGTTTACACATCATCATCTTCTGTGTATCCACCCACCGCAGCGACAATTACTGCTGATACAGCTACAATCATTTATCGTGGTGGTGTTGTATATGTTCCTTATGGGTCAATCATCCGTGACATCATTGTTGATATCCCCGCAGTTCAAACCTTGACAACCGGTACAGTTACTGGCATGGAAGTATTGGTAAGCAATGGCTTCACTGCTTCTGGTGGTACAGCTAAATATGCTGCATTAGGATCTTCTAGTACAACCTTTACTGCTGGCCGTCAAAGCTTGACATCCGAGTATTCAGTAACTCAATTGAGCAATCTTTTGGCAGGAACAACAGGTGATATCACTAATCCTACAGGTTCAAATACTGACACCAATGGTTCTTTGGTATCACAAATTGTTGTGACATTGGCTACTAACGTTTCTGGCGCTAACGGTGCTGTTCCATTTACTGCTGGTAAATACAACATTATCATCCGTTACACACAAGCTGATCCCAATATTGGTAACTCTACAACTTACCCATACGGCAACTTCGATTAATGAATAGGGGCTACGGCCCCTTTCTTTAAACATTTTTTTGGAGTTATTATGTCGTTAAGTCTTGGTCTAATTAATTTTTTTAGCGGTGGTCAGCAAACTGGCGGCCTAGGCCCTCAATCTCCAACAACACCTTTGGTTGGTATTGATGGATCTGCTCAGTTTTTAGCGCCTCAGCGTCTGCGTGATGTTGTTGGTAAGCTAAAAGTTAGTCAATCACAAAATATTTATGATGCTGACTTTGAGTATGGCGTACAACCTTTGCGTTGGGAAAACGTCATTAACAATGCATCAGGTCAAGCATCAATTGTGCAAAACCCCGGTCTTGGTGGCGTAACCATGACCATCGGAGGTGCTGCATCTCCCGGCGATATCACCATTCGTCAATCTCGCCCTTATCATCGTTACCAGCCCGGTAAAACCTTTTACATGGCATCCAATGTTAACTTTGGTGCTTCAGTAAGCGGTCAATTCCAACGTGTTGGCATCTTTGATGATTCAAACGGCATATTCTTTATGCAGTCTGGTACTGGTGGAGGCACTGTAAATCCATATGGTATGAGCGTTGTTATACGTTCAGACTCAGGTGGTTTACCTGTAGATACAGTATTTCCTGCTGATCAATGGAATGGAAACCAAAAAATCCGTGATGCTTTGAACTGGAATTTGGTTCAAATGATATGGATGGAGTATGCATGGTATGGCGCAGGTGCATGCCGTTGGGGTGTTGTGATTGATGGCGAGCCGTGGGTTCTTCATCAAGTTGGAACAGGTAATGGCTTGCTTAATAAAACAGCCGGTGCTAATTCTCCTCAAACAACTCCGTGGAGCCGTACAGGTAACTTGCCAGTACGTTACGAGCAAAGAGACAATGGAACGGGTGCTCCTTCAGTAATGACTCACTACGGTGTTTCAGTATTGATTGAAGGTTCAATTGATAGACAGCGTGGATTTACCTATTCATATGGTAATGATGCTAAAACGCAGACTAGATCGCCATCTACTGCTATTACTCGCTATCCTGCAATGTCTTTCCGTATGAGAGCTGTAGGTACAGATCAGTTTGATCAAACAAATGCAGCCATTTCTAGTGGTACAAATAGCACTTTGACTATTGGATCTAGCGGTGCTACACCAGCTATTAACTCTGTTGTTGGTCAAGCAAACAATGGACAAGCATTATTAACTTTTGCATCAGCTCATGGTTATGCCGTGACTAATACTGCACAAGCTAACAATCCTGCTCAGTACATTACGCTTAGCTCTTTTACTGAAGTTGGCACATCTACTACTGGTAACTATAGTGCTGCTGGCACTACATTGACTATTACTGCCGCAGCTTCTGGGGTATTCCAAGCTGGAGCAGTTTTATCTGGTACTGGTACAGTTGCAGGTAGTACAATTGTTCAGCAGTTGACTTCAACAGCAACCGCAGCTACAACAACTACGGCAGCTAACGTAGCCGCAGGTGCAAACATTATTCCAATCACTTCAGCATCTAGCGTTGTAATTGGTCAAATTGTTTCTGCTACTGGAATTCCTGCTGGCGCTTATGTTCAACAGATCAATGGAACAACCATTGTGATGTCTGCATTTACGACTGCTGCAATTACAAGTGGAACAAGCATTTCATTTGGAACACCCGGTGTAGCTGGTACTTATCAAATGAGTTCAGCGCAAGGTACTTTGTCTGGAACTTTAACTGCCACGACAACATATGCCGCCCAAACTTGGCTGATCCAAAATATCCCAAGCACAACTACAATGGTATTGCCAATCATTCTCCAGAATGGTGTAACGGCTACTACCAATCCAACAGCAACCTACTGGGGTGTGAATCAGTTTGTTGGCAAGTTTGTTTACTACCAAGCAAGCATGCCTTCAGTCAGCACTATCAGTAATCCTGCTAGTTCTACTATTGCTGGCTTGACAAACTACACATCTACAATCACGTTTAGCTCTGCTCATAACTTAAAGCAAGGTGATGTGATCTATATTAGCGGAGCCACACCTGCTGGTATGAATGGTATTTTCTCCGTTAATACTGTTTATAGTGCTGGAGTTGCTTCTACAACAGCAATTTCAGTTAACTGGGGTAATGTAAACCCCGGTAACTATAGTTCTGGTGCTACGATTGTTTCTCCTTATACCGCAAGGATTACGTCAAACACCGTAAGCACTATTACATTCCAAGATATTGTTACTGGCTTGCCAATGGCAAATGCTCCTGCATCAGGTAACAACTACCAAATTGGATTGATTGATCGTGGTCAGTTACTGCCACAAACTTTGCTATTGAACTCTTCACAAACTTGTTTGGTTGAGTTGATCTCTAGCACTCCCACTAATCAGCTATCTTTGTCTCAGGCAAACTTTGTACCTTTGAACACATTGGGTTCATATAACTCGTTTGCTGAACAAGATTTGACTGCTACATCATTGTCTGGCGGTGAGGTTGTGTATGCATTCTCAACCCCTCCTAATGGTTTGCAACAGCTTGATTTGACCAACTTCTTCCCTGTTCTTACAAACGTAAGAGGTAACGTAGCTGACATTTTGACGGTTGCGGTTACTTGTTCAAATAGCAGTGGTGTAAATCTTCAGATCAACGTAGTTTGTCAGGAAGCGATGGCTTAATATGGCTAAATCTCCAGCATGGCAGCGCAAAGAAGGGAAGAATCCGAACGGCGGTTTAAACGCCAAAGGCCGGGCATCCGCAAAGAAGGAGGGGATGAA